TGCCACTGCAAATTAACTTTCTTATTGACTAACAAATCATAGAAACGTGGATTTTCTTGTACACTAGCTTTTGATAGATACACAGTAAGACTTGTATCCAATCTTTTAGTTTTCAGAAGACTTACCAATGCACATGTACTGTCTATACCACCAGACCACCACAATCTTATTGGTTTGCCAATATCCCATAACTCTACAGCCCTACGATTAGTTAACTCTTCGAAGGTTGATGTAAAATTTGTGGGAATATCTGTAAGAGGATTCTCTATCAAATCAAGTTTATTATCAAAACCAATTCTAAAACGAGGAGAATGTAATCCGGTCATCTGCTTGATCATCTGATACTCATCTCTTGCACTTATTTCTGGAAAGAAATTGGGATGATAATAAAGAATTTTACTCATTAATTTTCTGCCTTATTATGTCTCTCATTTTAATTCTATCAATCTTACCTGATGACAGCTCCGGTATTTCTCCTTGCCACAAATACTTTATACCTATACTCAAAGTTTCTCGTATATAATTTCTGGGGTCAGTATTATCCTCAACACATAAACACAGAGCTCCACCAATTCCAATAAGACATGATTTGCCGGAACAAAGAGATTCAACTTCTATAGGATTTATATCTCGACCACCAAGAGGACCACCAAGAGATATGAGAAGTTTTGTTCTTCCTGTTATAACTAAATACCCGTCTTCATCAATTCTACCCAAGTCACCTGTATCATACCAATCGCCATCAAATTTTGTTGACATAAAATTATGCAAATAATCTCTGGATATCAATATCTCTCCATTTTCACCAACCCTTAGCATATCGATATTCACTTTACCAACAGTTGAAAGTCTCTTGTCTTGCGTATCATCAACACTGCACATTTGAGTAACAAACATCTCTCTTTGTCCGTATCGGTTCAATACCACACCAGATATTTTATCCTCTATTTTTAATGCATGTTCGTAATTTGATGGTGCCCCAGTAGTATACCAAATTCTAGGACTTAGTTTTATATTATCAATTTCAGATATCGCAGATAATATAATAGGTGTAGCTATAACAATACTTGGTTGGTGTTGACTGATGTCTAAAATGTAATTCTCTATTTTTTTATTCCGTTGCAAATTATTGTTACAATAAAGTGTAGCACCAAAAAGTAATGTCATTATTAAGGTGGTGTCACCAATGCCGTTTGTCATATGCATCGGACAAAAAACAACATCACTAGGAGTCATTTTGAAAAGCTTACCAATAATTTGTATTTGAGAAACTATTGCCGATTGTGTAGCAAAGAAGAACTTAGCTTTATCAGTTGTTCCACTACTCATTCTTATTTGATAACCATCAGGAATCGGATGGAAATTTTCTTTTAAGAATTTATCTTGTAAAGATGTCTGATATTTTGATCTGGCCTGAGGACGAGACAAAAAGGGTTTTTGGGCAAAGGCATAAGCTAAAAATTCAATGACACAATCAATACCATCAGGTAAACATATTATACCATATGGTGTATCATCAATATTTTTAGACCTTATCTTAGCCTCTTCATACAGAGAAATATATGTAATTTCTCTTCCTGTGTCAAGTTCTTTTACTGCAATATGATTTGGATTATTTTTAACAACATTTTCTATAATACTCTGTATTAATGAAACATCACCCATCTTCACTTTTATCCTTCAACATTTTTTGTAACTCAGCAGTGCTGCCAACAAACAATGCATTCGTAACACTCTTCGGTGCGTTATTGGGAACCTCTTTGAGTTTCTTCATCTTCTCTTGCAAGTCACCAAGTTTTTCGGTAACCTCTGCAACATTCTTGATTAACTGTCCAGCAACCTCGTATGCCCTTGGATGTTCACCCTCTTTCGCAAGTTCAAGGATACCCTCAATTGCATTAGAACCCTGTTCAACCAACCGATAGAAGTTTTCTCGTTGATACTTGTAGTCAGCATCAATGTCTTCACCCTCTCCTAGCTCTACTGGATAACGGGAAACATCAGACATTTTGGCGTTTGGGTTTAAAGAAACTTCTGGTGGAATAACATCCCCAACCACACCAAGTGCTTTATCGATAACATTACTCATCTTCGCCTGTCACTGGATTGTGATTTTTCGCATCCTCAAAGAACGATGTTACCTCATTGAAACCAAAATCATCATCAGCATCAGCACTGGTTGGATTTGGTGTAACAGTAAGTCTCTGTTGTCGTGTGGGTGATTTGTCAGGTAGATCAGTGTATGCATCAACCTGTACCGTCTTGATAACCTTACTGGAAGTAACAGGACCATAGAGATAGAACTTACAAGTGAAATCTAGAGTATAGATGATTGCTCGTCTTGTAGTGAAGTCACCCTGATAATCATCCTCATAAGAAATACTGTTGAGAATAACGGGAATGTCTTTTTTGACACCCATATCAGCGTTATCATTCATCGTGATCGTGTAGTCTGGTTGAAAGTATGGAAGAATCTGTTCAACAATTTGTAGAGCATCATCCGACTGTTTTGCAAGAATATAGAGTTGAAAATTTACATTGTATGGAACAGGCATATATTGCGTGTCCAATTGATCTGACTTATCACCCTTAACCTTCTTGAATTTCTGAACACGATTTAGTTTACGGGCAGCGTCATAGGTAAGTCCTGTAATCTCAAAACCAATACGAGGTAACGTAACTGATGCAGCTTTACTAAGGTCTGCGTCATCATTCAGTCGAACAAGAAACTTCTGCCTTGGACCATATGCCAAGGGAACCTTCATAGTCTGTTGAACCTTTCCAGCATTGTCCTTACGAACTAATTGAATATTATTAAAAATTGTTCCGAAACCCACAACTACATTGCGTACTGTTTCGTGATAAAATTGTTGTCCTAGCATTAATCTGCACTCCCTGCATCACCAAATGGATTTTTCTCACTAAAGTCCAGTACCGTATCATCCAATGTTTCAAACAACTCATTTTGAGCTGTCTTATCTGTACTCATGTCACCTACTATATAGTCTTCTTGTATAAGATACTCATCCGCACCTGTTTCAAGTAGGATACTCTCACCACCAAGATCAGTTTCATCTTCACCAATAATATTATCGCTATCTGTCTCATCCAACAATAGACCACTTTCACTAGTTGCATGGCTAATCCTGATTTCCTGATTGATGGTAGTTCCAGCTGCCTGTTCAAGTGTTATCTGATAATCGGAACTTGCAAGGGACAGTGCAGATTCAATTGCGTCAATTTCTGTGATACCTGTATCAAGAGCTTCTGAACCGTAATCAAACAAACGACATTTTAATTTGTAAACAGGGTTATTATCTAACTGATGAAATGGTTCATCGTGATCCACAAAGTTAATCTCAAATAATTTCTTGAGTGTGGGGTGATAAATCGCATCACCCTCCAGTGGCCTATCAGCATCAGTTGCATCAGTTTCATTTATAATATAAAATATCTCGCCCTCTAGTTTAGATGTCGAGAGTGTACCGGACTCCAATTGAATTGAACCAGACGATGTTGAATCTGTTCCTGCTTCTATTTGTATTTGTTTTGTCTTCTCTTGAAACCGTGTCTTACTTACAACGAAGGTTGCTTCACTAAGGTTCTGCAAACCAAACTGAGACATTAGTTCTCGTTCTCCAGCAAAACCACCTCCAGAATCTTCCATATACATTTCGATAAGAGACTGAGTGTTAAACTTGGATAGTGCGTCTTCACCAAGAACAGTGTCTTCTGCAACTAGTGTGCGGTCAAGATAATATACATCATGACCGTGAATCTGAATTGCTTCTGCAACTAAGTCAGCATATAGAGACTGCTCAGTTGCAATTGCAGATACATTACTTGTATGAAAATGTTTATTTACTGCCATGAATTATCCTATCATGTAGTTGACTGGCAACTCAAACGTGAGCTGAATTTGTTCTTCTAACTTATTAATCTCTTCCTGTGCCTGTGAATAGATAGTTTCGCCATTCATAGTAACACCACCAAGCATTGCAACACCACTGAACTTGGATAGGTTTGCACCCCACTGCTGTTTAATCAGAGCAGTTGCATACCTCTTGAGGAAGATGTCATCAAAGATATCTGTGTAAGTTGCCGGGTCTATTTTGCGATAACATTCTGCAATAATAAAATCTTCATCAGCAACAAAGTCATTCGACCAATCACCATCAATGTAAAGACGATTCTGGTGTTGGTTAAATCGAATTGGTGTTTCTCCAACAAGAATATGTTCTAGAAGGTCTAGGTTGTCCATTGCCATCTGATACTGAATGACAGAAGTAGAAGATAGG